GTATCCGTATCACGATGAACGGCCAGCGTCCGACCTGCCATTGAACCCTGTACCGTATAGGCCGGGCTGGCAAGCGTAGCATTCGTGGAGACCTGCGCATTCAGGAACTGCCTCGGAAAAGCAACGCGGTAATAGTGCGTGTAGTAATCAACGCCGCCGAGCGTCTGCTTATTAAAGTTGCCTACCGGTGCCAGCGTGGCTGTTCCGAACTGCCTGATCATACCGTTGGGTAACGCATCCCAGCCATTTTGCCCGCTCCGGGAAAAGGTAAAAGTAGACATATCTGGCAGCTGTTTATCACCAGTCCCGACATCGCGTTTCGCTGCTTCTTTTAAACCGAGGTTTTTGAGAACATCCGGCAGCAAACCAGCATCAGCCATTTCCTTCAGCGCGTTCTTGATTAACGGATACTGATTATGCGGATTGGCAGCTGCTACATGGTCTGCCAGAAGCTGATCCGCGTACTGCCTGACCGTCAGAATGTTGTCATCAACATATTTACGGGTAGCCAGCACCACGGAGGGGTCAATCTTCAGGGTGATGGCGTCGGTGCTGTTTACGATGATGAGCATCCACACGGTCTGCGTGCGTCCGCTGCCTTCCTGCAGGGCGGGCTTGTAGGTTTCCGGCGTATTACAGACCGCTATCAGCGTTCCGTCGGCATCAAACAGGCCCATTTCCCGGATCCAGAATCCGCCCTCCGTTTCGGGGATCACCTGCTCGGCTATCACCTGGCTGGCGTTGGCCGGATCGATGCTCAGCGTGTTGATGGCTGCCCGGCGCACCTCGCTTACCAGCTTTGTCTGGCTGGCGTTCGGCGTGGGCAGCGTGCCGCCGCCGTCGCCCACGGCCATCTGCGTGATGTTCAGCTTTGTGCCGAGCGCGGCGGCGTTGGCAATTTTGGCCGCGCCGAGGTTAGTCACGATTGCATAAAATTTTTGTGTCATTGTCCCACTTCCATCAGGTCGATAACGTGAACCGCCGCGCCCGCATACGTCGGGCCGCTGACGGAAAGAATTTCCGGGGTGTACGGGTAAATCGAGAGATCGTCACCGTCATAGCTCGCGGCGGCTATGCGCGTTTCGCCGCTCACCTGCAGGTTGATGGACATGCCCAGCAGGTGACGGCTGCAGGGTTTGGCGTCACTAATGAGCCGCTCCAGCTCGTGATAGGTTTCTTCCGTAATGCCTTGGTCCTGCACGCCAATGTCCAGGCGAAACGTGCCGGGCGCTTCGCTGGTTTTCCACCACTCAATAACGCGGATCAGGAACCCGAACGGCTCCACAACGCGCCGGATAGCGCTGATGGTTCCCTTGTGCTGATGGATATAAAACGCATCGAGCACCACCTGCCGCTTGACGCTTTCCGCCCAGCCTTCGTCCCAGCGGTCCACCGAAAATGCCCAGGCGAGATAAGGCAGAAAGCTGACCGGACAGGTTGCCGGGTTCCACAGGTCGCGCAGCGGCACGTTCAGGCCGGTAATGCCGCTGCAGGCTTCCGCCAGGCGGCGCTCCAGCCCGGACGAGCCGGACGGCATCAGGCTGCTGTTGCTCATGTCAGCACCTCGTCAGCCGCCACCGAAATGTCCGTGCCGGTGCAGTTACCCGCTGCCGTGCGGTCCAGGATGATGTCCGCTGCCGGTTCGGTCATCTCCACCCAGTCCACGCCGGGCACGCGCAGCACCGCCCCGTAGGACTCGCGGCGCACGCTGCGGCCCAGCTTTTTCTGCTCGGTGAGGTAAGCGGCCAGCTGCGCGTTTGCCGCCTCAAGGCAGGGACCGGCCGCCACGCCATCAAACAGGTGCAGCTTTGCCTTCACGCTGTAGTCATGAATGGTCGCGCCCTGCACGGTGACGCGGTCCGCTACGGGCCGCACCGTTTCCGCGTTCAGCGCGGTGTTCACTGTAGCCAGCAAATCCGCCGCTGCTTCGCCGTTGCCTTCACGGCTCAGGACGGTGATCAGCACGCTGGCCGGTGACGGGCTGGTTGCCGACACATCCTGGACGCGGCCGTCCGCGCTCTTTGCGTGAAACTCATAGGCCGCCGTCGGCCCGGCCACGCTCAGCCCCTCAAACGCCTCCGGCACGCGCACGCGCAGGGCGTCGTCGGTTTCCATCACGGCATCGACCGGCGGCACTGCGCCAGGGTCAGCCGGGGTAACGGTCAGGCGCTGCACGTTATGGTTTGCGGCCAGCTGGTCCAGATCGCTGCCGAGCGCGTACGCCACCATGACCGCCTGCGCCGCCTCGTTGATGCGCTGGCGCAGCAGGATTTCCCGGTAGGTGCTTTCCTGCAGCGTCTTCACCATCGGATCGGACTCCAGCGCCAGCACGCTGCGCACCGCCGCCTGCTCCTCCGTCGGGTAGAGCGCGATCAGCGCCTCCTTGCGCTCGGTCAGCAGGGTTTCAAAGTCCGGCACCTCAATCACTTCAGGCGCGGGCAGCTGGGAAAGGTCAATTACTGCCACTGTTCACCCCCGTTGAAACAGACATGGCAACCGGCGAGCCGTCATCCCGCTGGCCGGTCAGTTCAACCACCATTGAGCCGTCGAAGGCGCTGGTAATGTTGACGGTGTTCAGCCTGATGCGCGGCTCCCAGCGGCTGAGCGCGGTATACACCGCCGCCATCACCTGCAGGCGGATCACGTCGTTTTGTGGCTGGTCAATCAGCACCGACAGCAGCGAGCCGTAATCCCGGCGCTGCAGGCGGCTGCCTTCTGGCGTCATCAGGATGTCCCGTATGCTCTGCCGGATATGGTCGATATCGGTGATCGCCTCGCCGGTGTCGCGGTTCATGCCGAGATACATCATTGCGGACCTCCTGACATATCCGTGCCAGACTTCACGCCGCCGTGCTTATGGGTATGCACCACGACGCCGTTTGAACTCATGCCGCCGCCGCCCTGCGTTACCGCACCGTTCATCACGGTTTCGCTGTTGAACCGGGTCTGGTCAGCGTCCACGCCAAACTGCTCAGTGATGAGCTGGATACCGTCTGCCGCTTCTATGCGCACGCTTTTGATGTTCTTTATCAGCAGCTGGCCGGTTTCCGGCTCGTACTGAAACCAGCCGCCGTCCTGAAACACGGTTGTCGCGCCGTTTTCTGAGTAGTCCGGCGGCGGGAAGGCGTCAGAATAGACGGCCGGCAGCGCAAACGCGGTTTCGAGGTTGCCGCCCAGACTCAGCAGCACAACCTGCTCGCCGACGGAGGGTTTCCACCATGTGCGGATGTTACCGGCGCGCGTGGTGAGCCAGTTAATCCAGTTGGTTTCGATGTCGCCCGTTTTCACCCGGCACAGCCAGTTCACCGGGTCCACCTCGGACACGGTGCCGGTGCGGATCAGGTTGGTGATAAGGCGCATGATTTCGGTCAGTTCTCTATTCATCCTCTAAAGATCCCCTTGAAGCGACCGAAAATAAACTTTAGGTCTTTGTATCAACGGTGGCACAACGAGTAAAAGGAAAGGAGAGAGAAATGGAAAAAAAAGTAGATTTAATAAAAAGCAAAGTTGAAACGCTTAAGATTGATGACCTGAGGAGTTTTCTTGAGAAGGAGCTCAATGAAGCAAGGCAAGCTAGCAAGAATTCTGAAGATGAAAACCTAACTATATTTCATTTCTATGGTACTGAACAGAATCATTACTTTGATAACCTGGCATTTTTTATTGAGATTACTAAGAATTTTAAACATAGCATAACAGACTGCGATGATAAATTGAGAGAAAATGAGCTTAAGCATAGTGAAGTGAATGCAGATATAGAGAGTAAGAAAAACTATTTTCACACATGGTTATCCTTACTTAAAGTAGAGATAGAGGGAATGATACGCACTCTTACGGATGGGAATTTATTAAGTAATAAAAAAGAGTTACCTTTATACGAAGTTCTGACTAAATTTGAGGGTGGTGAATACATTGATTTTGAAGAGGTTAAAAAGACCATAGAGGCTTCCAACTACAACCCCAGAGGCATAAATAGGCTTTATAATAAATTTTATGTAGCTCCAGGCCACTTTGAGAATTATGCTACACACCGCTCAAAATCCTTGGGTTTATTAAAAGAATTTGACTCTGATGATTTTAAAGAGAAATATAAAGATACTTTGAGTCAAATCAAAAAAAAGGAGAGGCTTGAAAAAATACCTTTTAAGATTCGTTCCTTAAAGGTTTCTTGGAGGAAATGTCTGTCAGATTGCTTCAATGTTAAGTATGAAGAGCGAGAATTAAATCCGTACTCTTTACTAATAAACGGGAACTGCTGATATATTTTATCATTACGTATTATGCTAAAAATATGAAATTCAGACCGTTTGGTTTTGAATTTCATATCTTTTAGTTAATCCAATTCTTCAAAAGTTCATCAATAAGCTTTTCAGTTTTCTTATTTATTCCTAGCAGCGGACGCTCAGCATATTTCACCACTGTGCCGCGTCGGTTTACCCGGTCGCGCAAGCCATAATGATGCACGCGGGCCAGCTTCTGTACGGCAGGCGCAAACGCTATTTCGGCCTGCTCTGCGTTTGCCTGCGCCTTCAGGTACTTTGTAGTTTTGAGCTTTGCAAACATCTTGCGCCGGATCCGGCCCGGCTTTGTGCGGGCCTTGACGCGGCGGGGTTCCCATGCGGTGCCGTCCGGGGCACGCTGCGCCGTGATGTTCGCCTGCTGACTGCGGCGCACGTCGCGCGCGACTTCGCGCAGCATCCTTTTTCTGGCCGACGGTTCAAGCTGCGCCAGCAGCGCATCCAGCCAGGCGTCTACCTCATGCAGTTCAGCCATGGCGGGCCGTCCAGAACTCCTCCGGCACGTCTGGCTCCGGTATGGCCTCGACCGTCACTTTTCCGTCCCCTTCCCGCGCCAGCACTCGCTCGGTCAGCTTCAGGTTCATGCTGATGTCGCAGCAGTCATTGCCCAGGATGTCGGCCTCAAAGGTGAAGACCTTTTCCCGCTCGCCGGGGTTTTGCAGGGCGTCCGGCTGATTCTCCCGCAGCCAGAACATTACCGGGGCCATCAGCAGGTTCTGGTCGCCGCTAAAGTCGGTAATTACCACGTTCAGGGTGTAGCGGTATTCCCATGAGATCGACGCGGCGGACGTGGCGACCAGCGCGCCGTTATCCACGAACAGGTGCAGCCGGTCGGGATTGTCCGCCACGTAGGGCACGGCTTTATTCAGGGCGTTTCGCAAGGACTGCGGCTTGTTCATCGTCTTTTTCCTGACAGCTGATAATGGTATCGACCTTGTCCGCGCACGCCGCCCAGGCGGCCTCGGTTTCATCCAGCAGGGCATTCAGATCGCCGTTACTTCGCGGCGAGGCCGGGTCCAGCTGGCAGCGGGTGATTTTGGGACAGCCACTCACGGTAAGATTCACCTCCGGCGAGGGCCGGTCGCTGGCGCAGCCGGACAACAGGATCAGGCAGAAGGGAATCAGCCCAGCGGCGCAGGTCTTCATTTTCACGTTTAAGCTCCTTAATGGTGCGTTGCCGTTCGCGCAGCAGCCTGCCGTTTTGCTCGGCGGCGGCATAAAGCTGCGTCTGCGCCTGGCTGTTCGTCTGCATCAGAATGTTCAGGGCGATCAGCTGGCCGTTCTTCTGCGACAGCTTTTTGCCCTGGTCCGCAATCGCCGCCTGCTGCGTGCTGATGGTGTGGTGCGCATGGCTGAGCCGCCATGACTGCACGCCGAGCGCGACCAGCATAAGAAGGGCAAGCGCTGCTGCCAGCAGCACCCGCTTCATGCGCCCGCTCCTCTGAGACACCACGCCATTTCACGCTGGCGGCGGTTATCCAGCCCCTGATTAAATACGCCTTTGACGTACACCCAGCGCGGCAGCTGTCCGCAGGCCTGATGCCATCGCCCCTGTTTCAGCAGCGCTACCATGGTTGATCCGCAGGCGTTGCCGGTGCCGACGTTGAACGCCAGCGACACCAGCGCGTCATAAACCTGCTGCGGCATTGATACCGCCACGCAGCGCGCCAGTGCCGCCTCGACGCGTAACACGTTGGTGATGAAGTTGCCCGCCGCCTGCCGTTCCGTAATGGATTTACCCGGCACCACGCCGCGCGTGTTGCCTATCCCGTCGGTCCACACCCCTGCGCTGCACTGGTACGGCTGCAGGCGGCAGCCCTCATAGTACGCGATGAGCTTCAGCCCCTCCACGGAGGTGTGCAGCTGCTGAAAGCCGGGCAGCGTGGCGGCCAGCGCCAGCACCACGCCCACGGCGCAGCGCTTAACGGTCTGCAGATTCATAATCCCCCCGGCTAATCCTGCCGCTCAGCAGCAACTGATAGGTTTTGTGCTTGTAGTACCAGCTGATAAGCGCCATCAGCAGGCCGATAAATACCCCGGCCACGGTGGAAACGTCTTTGAGGTCCATGCCACCCAGCCACGCCATCACTACCGCCATGCACCAGGTGATAAAGGTGCTGATTTTTTCCCACATAGTTCAGTCCCAAAGCTGGACGGCCTGCACGGTTGCCGTCGTCGTCACGTCCGGCAATTCCAGTTCCAGCCCGTGCGGCAGGATGGGGCCATGCTCAGACAACCCCGGATTCGCCCGTATAACCTGCTCGGTCATGCCCTGCGTGCGCCCGTAGTGACGCCAGCAGATCGCGTCCACCGTGTCGTACTGCTGCGCACGCACTTTCATCAGATAAGCTCCACGGTGCTGTGCGGCAGGCTCTGCACGCGGCTGATAGCCCAGCGCGCGTCCCGCCACAGGTCGCCAGTGGTGTCGGCCAGCTGTTCGCCACGCTTCGCCGCAGCGGCGGTCGCGTCAAAGTCCTGATAGCGCTCGTTAAGCACCGCACGGGTCCAGCACCACACCGCGTTAATGTAGTGATGCAGGCGCACGCTCTGACCGGCCAGCTTCTCCGCCGGCACGTCGGCCAGGGTGTCAAACCCGCGCAACTCCTGCCGCTCGCGCCACGGATACAGCTCGGCGTTGACCTCTGCCATAGCGGTAAGCACCACCTGCTTTAAGCGCTCCGGCGTCACGGTGCCGTCTACGCGCATTGCGGCTCTGAACTTCGCCAGATCGACGTCCGGCCAGAACGAGTTGTTAGGGATAATTTCCGGCGTTCCCGTCGCCTTCTGCGGCGCTACGAATTCCATAGCCTTGATACTCCTGAAAAGGTTGGGCGGTGGACGGGGTTTTGATAAGGCTCAGCCTGTCGCCACCCCGTGCCGCCCCGCGCGTGGGCACGTCCGGTTATCAGCTGGCGTTGCGGATTTTCCGCTCCAGCTGCTCAATGTCTTTTTTCACCCCGCATTTCTCATCCAGCTGCAGGGCATGTTTCAGGTGATTAAGCGCGGAAGCCGGATTACTGTCAGTCAGCACCCATCCCACCGACTTGTGCAGGCGTGCACACGACTGATCGGGCATGTCGTGTGCGTCTACCACCTCAAGCGTTTCCAGCAGCAGGGCCGGATCAAAGGCCTTCTTTGCCAGCACGGCGGCCTTTGCCGCATCAGCTATCTCTTCGGCCAGCACCGTCGCCGTGGTGCGATTCCCCAGCGGCATCACCCAGCCGTGCTTAAGCGCATGGCGGCCAATAGAGAGCGCACCGGCATAGTCCCCGGCGTCAATGCGCCAGAGCATGACGTACATCAGTACGTCATCCTGCTGCGCGCCGTTGGCGCTCAGCACGCCCTCAGCCCAGGCGGCGTACTTTGGCAGCACCTCCACCTTGATTTCGGCTTTTCTGACGTTGGACTGAATGCCCTTGAGGCGGCGGCGGTCTTCAGCCAGCTGCAGCAGCATCAGGTCATAGCCTTTTGCGTTGCGACCAGTGCCGCCCGACCGGGCGGCCTCCTGTGCCTGAATAAAGCGCGTATGGGCGCGGAAAGGGTTGGTCACGGGTTAGGCTCCGGCGTTGGTGTCAGGGTTAGCCTCAGCGCTGCCGGACGTATCACCTGCGCCTCTCATGGACTTCACGACGCTGGCCGCCACGGCTGCGATGCGTGCGATTTCGGCTTCGCTCATTTCGCCCGGATCTTTTTCCGGCTCCTGCTCCAGCAGCTCGATGTTTTCCACCAGGCAGGTGCAGTCGTAGTCCTCGACTACGTAAGCCTCGTTGACCGACTCAAGGTTTTCGATGCGGTCGCGCTTCGGATTGTCGATGATGGAGCGGCGGCGGGTGTCCTCCTGCCAGTAAATCGACAGGTTATCCAGACGCGTAATCAGCAGCGCATTCGCCGGGAAGTACGGGGCGCGGACCGCCTGCAGGCCGCCGATGCGCTTCTGGCTGATGATCAGGTCAGCCGCCAGCGCTTCGGTGTTGGGCTGGCTCTGATTGACCAGCGGAAAATACTTGTCGGCCAGCAGCTGTCGTCCGCAGATCACCACCAGTTCGGTGTCGTCCTGATACTGCACGCCGATTTTTTCCGACACTGCCCCCATCACCACGGCGTCAAGGTTACGGAACAGGCCGCCTTTACCCACGGTGATTTTGTCCGACACCACCTTGCCGCTGTCGTCAATGTGCTGACCGAGCACCTGCGAGGGTTTTTCCTGGCGGATTTTTTCCAGCCAGCCAATATTCACGTCCTGCAGCAGCGGGTTCTGCACGCGGTTGGAGGTTTTCTCACGCTTCAGGCCGTTGAAGCCGATCATGATGCGGTCCAGCGCCTGACGCTTCACGATGGCATCACGGATGCGCACCTGGAAATCGCTGAACTTCGCCCACATGTCCAGCTTCGAATAAGGCAGCGCCGTGTCAAAGTTGGTCTGCGTGCACTTGTAGCCGTCACCGTCGATGTAGGTAGGATCGGTCGGCTCACGCTCCTGCACGGTGGTGTCGGTGGTGCCCGCAATGGTGGTGCCAATCCCCAGCCCCAGCCGTTCGCCGCTCTGCTCACTGACCGGCATGATGTTGATGGCCTGCAGGAACGCGGACGATTCCTGAATTTTGCTTTCCAGCGTCTGCGACACGGACGGCTCGATGGTGAATTTGCTGTTCAGAGCGGACAGGTCGATTTTGTTGATTTCTGCCAGCACCGACATGTAAGCATTCAGCTTAAAACGGGTAGTATTTTTCATCGCTTCGCTTTCTCAGTTCATTAATAGGGTTTGCCGCCGCTGTATCAGCAGTCGGTGCGCACTTCGCCGCTGCCGCCGTTGCCCGGCGTGCGCGGGCGGAACTGCTGACGGCCATCTTCCCGGCTCAGCTGCAGCTGCAGCTCGCGGAAGTCCGCCTGGAGCTGTTCGCGCTTCGCGGTTTCCTCACCCAGCGCTGTGCTGAAGTGCGATTTCAGGCTGCTGGCCTGCTCGCTCAGCGCCGCGTCAATGCTCGCGCTGAAGTCCTGCTGCTCGGTGGCAATCAGCTCAACGGCCTGATGCACGTCGCTGAAGCGGGCCGCATCGCTCTGCTGCTGCTTGCTGAACATGGCTTTAATGCGGGTAAACAGGGCGGGCTTTTCATCAGCCACGTCCTCAAACTCGATCGCGGTTTCGGTGGCTTCGGTGAAAAGGTTGTCAGGGTGCTGCTTGCGGTTTGCCAGCGGGTTCGCTCCGGCGCTGGCGCTGAACTGCAGCATTTCGGTGCCGAGGCTGGCCGGATCGTCGGTAACGGCCAGGCCAATCAGATAAGCCTCACCGGTGTCCGCAAATTCCGGGCAGATTTCCATGGAGGTGAAAATCTTCTGCATGTTGCCGGTCAGCGTGACCAGCTCATCCGTGGGGTTGATAAGGGCATACAGCCCCAGCTTGCCCTTCAGCGGGCCGTCGCTGATTTCTTCGGCGTCCAACGCTTCCACAACGCCAAAGCGACGAAACGGGCTGTCGGGCGTATAACCTTTGATGTGCTCCATGTTGATCACGGCGGTGTACAGCTCCGGGCTGTAATTTGCCGCCATCTGCTCAAGCCAGCTGCGCTCGATGGTGCGCCCGTCCGTGGTGGCACCTTCCACCCCGATACGGAAACGCTTTGCTTTCTTTGCCATTGTCCAGGCTCCGGTCAGTAAAACTCTGTGAGGCCCTATGGTTGCGGCGGCAGGGGTATCGAAACAACGCGCGGACGTTGTGCGGGAAACCACACAATTAAGGGCAGCAGAAAAGGTGGCGGCGGAGCCGTATTTTGGCTGCATGAACATGACACCCGCCCCCGACGACCTCGATCCCCGCAGACAGGCTTTACTGCTTTACTTTCAGGGATACCGCATCGCCCGCATTGCTGAAATGCTGGGAGAGAAACCCGCAACCGTTCACAGCTGGAAGAAGCGTGATAAGTGGGGCGACTATGGCCCGCTGGATCAGATGCAGCTGACCACCGCCGCACGTTACTGCCAGCTCATCATGAAGGAGCAGAAGGAAGGGAAAGACTTTAAGGAAATTGACCTGCTGGCACGTCAGTCTGAGCGCCATGCCCGGATCGGTAAATTCAGCAACGGCGGCAATGAAGCGGACCTGAACCCGAACGTGGAGAACCGGAACAAAGGCCCGCGTAAGCCCCCGGAAAAAAACCTGTTCAGCGACGAACAGATTGAGAAGCTACAGGAGGTTTTCCACGGCTCGATGTTCGGCTACCAGCGCCAGTGGTGGGAAGCCGGGAATAAGTACTCAGTCCGCAACCTGCTGAAGTCGCGCCAGATTGGGGCCACCTTCTTTTTTGCCCGCGAGGCGCTGATCGATGCGCTGACCACCGGGCGCAATCAGATATTCCTGTCAGCCAGTAAGGCGCAGGCGCACGTCTTCAAGCAGTACATCATTGAATTTGCCCGCGAGGTGGACGTAGATCTGAAGGGCGATCCGATGACGCTGAGTAACGGCGCGTGCCTGTATTTCTTAGGCACCAATGCCCGCACCGCGCAGAGCTATCACGGCAATCTGTACCTGGATGAATATTTCTGGATCCCGAAGTTTCAGGAACTGCAGAAAGTGGCGTCCGGCATGGCGCTGCACAAGAAGTGGCGCGAAACCTACTTTTCCACCCCGTCCAGCCTCACACACAGCGCCTATCCGTTCTGGTCCGGTTCGCAGTTCAACAAGGGCCGGGCCAAAGCGGACAGGGTTGATATCGACCTCAGCCATCAGTCACTGGCCGCCGGTCGCCTCTGCGAAGACGGCCAGTTTCGCCAGATCGTCACCGTTGAAGATGCAGTGCGCGGCGGCTGTGACCTGTTTGACCTGGAGCAGCTGCGC